GAAAGCATCAAGTCGATAAGTGCCACTGCATGGGAGTTCATCAAGAAGGGGTTCTTCACCTTTCACCCGATTGGGATATTGATCGAGAACTGGGGCCCTATCACAGGTTGGATGTCGTCGCTCTGGGCTGATGTGAGTGCAGGCTTCTCGTTGGCTTGGGCTTTTATCAAGCAAGGGTTCATGGATTTCAGCCCCCTTGGCATCATCATCCAGAACTGGAATCCCATCGTGGGCTGGTTCAAAACGATGTGGGAGCGTCTCCGCCCTTACATTGAACCGCTGATCAATGGAGCAAAGCTGATAGGTGATGGCCTGGGCGGTGCGATGAGCGGCGTCGGGGGAGTATGGGACCAGGCTACCAAGAGCGTTGGGTCATGGTTTGAAGGTGACGGACCCAAGCCTGGTCTTGGCCGGAACTCACCACTGTCATCTCCACGCCCTGCTGGAGCACTGCAGGCGCAGCAGTCACGTCAGCAGGTAAATGGTGAGATGGTTGTCCGCTTCGAAGATGCCCCGCCAAACATGCGGGCAGAGCCAGGCACCAGCAGTTCTCCGGGCTGGTCTGTCATGCCGGATGTCGGCTATTCCCGTTACGCACGTAACTGACCCGCTTCGGCGGGTTTTTCATTTTGAGGTGCTATGAGCTGGAAAGACCGCCTGCAACCTGCCAGTTTCCGCGGGATCCCGTTCAAGGTTGATGGTGATGATCTGGGCGCCGGGCGGCGTACTGTCATCCATGAGTACCCCGGGCGTGACAAGCCATCGACGGAAGATATGGGAAGGGAGACTCGGGAGTATTCGATCTCCGCCTATGTCATCGGGCCGGACTTCATGGCTTCGAGAGACCAGCTGATCACCGCAATTGAAACAGCGGGCCCTGGTGAATTGGTCAGCCCCTGGTATGGGTCCATGCAGGTGGTGATCCAGGGCAAACAGCGCATCAGTCACCGCAAGGAAGATGGTGGCATAGCCATCATCTCGTTCACGTTTACCGAGGCCGGAGAAGACGACTGGCCAACAACAACACCGCTAGGTTCATCCCTGCTCGGTGAACGCTCAAGCACACTGCTGGAGCGTGCGCAGAACGCATTCACCAACGCCTTCTCTCTGGAAGGCCTCCCAGAATGGATGTCCATGTCTACGGTTGACCGCACCAGCAGCTTGCTTGGTGATGTAGCTGACCAGCTCAGCAGCGTCGACAGCATGATGGCAAAGGGGTTGCGGTTGATGCAGGGGGATCTCAGTGTCCTGATGCCGCCACCATCAACCAGCTGGCTCTTTGCCCGCCGGCTGGCCGAGGTGCTGGACGTCGGCGGATCTACTGGCAGGACCAGTCAGTCGCTTCTCTCGCTATCCAGAAGCAGCGCCAGCGCTACCAAAACGCCAACGGCCAGGCCGACCGGAGGCTGGTCAACCGGCAGTGCCGAGCGCCAGCAAGCAGACACCCTGGCTAACGAGGTGTCTGCCTTGGTGAGGGTGAACCTCATCACTACCAGTGCTGATGCTCTGGTAGCTCTGCCTGAGAAAGTGCCTGCGGCCAAGGTCACCACACACCCTGCGTTGGATATGGAACCGCCGAGGGTCATCACCACCCAGGCCGCTGATGGTCGTACATCAAGCCCCGCGCTGGCGGAGACGATCACCTTTGACGATCTGGAGGAGGCCAAGCAGGGGCTAGTTGAGGCGATCGACCGTGAGAGTGAGCGTACGACTGATGATGGGGTATACCAGGCGTTACGAGACTTGCGGCGCGAGGTGATCACCACCATCAAGTTGCGTCAGCAGGGGAGCCAGCCATTGAAGTCCAGAACCCCCGCAGAAGTCAGTCCCGCCTTGGTCTTGGCTGCAGAGTGGTATGACGACGCTGGCCGGGCCGATGAAATTGTCAGCCGTAACCGCATTGCTCACCCGGGCTTTGTACCTCCAGAACCGCTTCGGACCTTATCGTCATGACTGCAGAAGAGTATCACCTGCGTATCAATGGTCAGGCCTGGCATGGCTGGACGGCCATGCGGATCAGCGCCGGCATTGAGCGAATAGCCCGTGACTTTGAAGTGCAGGTCACGCGCCGGGCTGGTGACTCAGGCGGGCTGCTCGATGCGGTATCAAGCGGGATCCGGCAGGGTGACAAGGTTGAGGTGCTGCTTGGTACCGATCTTGTGCTGACGGGATATGTCGATGCGAGGCCAGTCAACTATGACGCCCGCAGCATCACCCGCTCTATCAGCGGCCGCTCACGCACAGGGGATCTCGTCGACAGCTCCGCCCTGGTTCGCCAGTTCCGTGGACAAACCCCACAGCAGATAGCCCAGGCGCTATGTGAACCCTTTGCGATCAAGGTCTACGCCGCCAGCGCGCTTACCGCCATCAGTGACTTCTCGGTTGACTGGGGGGAGACGGTGCGCGAGGCGATCGACAAGCTGATGAGTAGCCAGCGCCTGCTGGCCTACGATGATGCCGCCGGTGATCTTCATTTCGGTGCTGTTGGAGCATTGAGGGCTGATACGCCGCTGGTCTACGGGCAGAACATCCTCACCTGCCAGATGGGAGATGACGAGAGCGAGTGTCACTCTGAGTACCTGGTCGCTGGCCAGCGGGCCGGGAATGACGATGACTTCGGCGCTGCCACTACAACCAAGGTCAGTCACAAGACCCAGGGGTCAGTGAAACGGTATCGACCGCTCTACATCAAGCAAACCGGTCATGCGACCGGCGCCAGCTGCCGGGCCATGTGCGAGTTTGAATCGGCAAAGCGGGCGGCCAAAGCCCGGGAAGTGACATACAAAGTGCAGGGCTGGCGGCAGGCCAGTGGCCGTTTATGGCAGCCAAATATGGCGGTAACGGTGACAGACCCCCACGCCGGGTTTGCTGGGGAAACCCTGGTGATCGCAGAGGTGGAGTACAGCCGCGACGATCAGGGCACCCTTGCCACACTGCGCTGCGGTCCTGCCGCCGCCTATCTACCTGATGTGCCAGATCCGAAACCAGCCAAAAAGGCCAAAGAGGACGATAGATTCTGATGCGCAATGCACTAAGTAACCTGGTTGCTCGAGGGATTGTTCACTTGGTCAATGCCGCCGCCAAATGCCAACTGCTGCAGATCGAGATGTTGGGTGGGGAGGTGAAAGACGATGTGGAGTACCTCGAGCCATACGGCTTCACATCCAACCCTCACGCCGGTGCCGAGCAGATCGCCATCTTCCCTGATGGTGACAAGAGCCATGGTGTTGTCATCGTTGTTGCCGATCGGCGTTACCGCCTGAAAGGGCTCGCGACCGGTGAAGTGGCCATCTATAGCGATGAAGGCGACAAGGTGGTGCTCCGCCGGGGGCGCCGCATCGAGATCGAGACCCTGACCCTGAATGTCAAAGCGGGCACCAAGGCGGTGTTTGATACGCCACTGCTGGAGTGCACCGGTCAGATCAAAGACAAAACAGGCTCCATGCAGGCTATGCGTGATCAGTACAACCAGCACGAAAACCCGGGCGGCGGCAAGCCGAGCGTCAAAATGGAGTAGCCATGCTCATCATGATCAACGGGGTGCTGGCGGAAGCCAATGACCTGGTGCATCCCCTCTATCGAGCCGTATTCATCAGCCTGTTCACTTGGCGTCGTGCCGGTGCTGACGACGATAGTCCACGTCCCTATGGGTGGTGGGGAGACAGCTTTCCCAACTCGGCTGGCGATCGCATCGGATCACGCCTCTATCTGCTCCAACGTGAGAAAAACATTCAGTCTGTGCGTGAACGGGCCAGGCAATATGCCCTTGAGGCATTGGCCTGGATGAAGGATGACCTTCTCGTGAGTGGCATAACGGCAACCTGCGAACGCCGGGGCAACGATGCGGCAGTGCTGGTGATCACCTTCAGCGTGGATGGTTCAGACCACGCCTTCTCAGTGCCCGATATTCTGGAGGCCATCAATGTCAGCATACGGACTCAGACCACTACTGCGTGACCTTATCAACCGGATCCGTAGCGACATCAACAGCTCACTGGACAATGATCCGCTGCGTCGTTCGGATGCCGAGGTATACAGCCGGGCCTATGCCGGCGCCGCTCATGGCCTGCATGGGCACCTTGAGTACCTGGAGCGTAACCTCCTGCCGGATCTGTGCGATGAGGACTGGCTTTACCGGCATGGAAAAATGAAGACATGCCCGAGAAAGGAACCTACTCCGGCACATGGCTGGGCGCGGTTTACCGGGGTGGCCGCCGGGATCTCGGTACCAGCCGGCCGGGTGCTGGTGTACCAGGGAGCGACTCCCATCGAGTATGTGGTGACCGAAACCGCTACGGCGGTGGATGGAATCCTGAGAGTGCCGATCACCTGCTCGACAACGGGCTACGTGACCAACCGCGATGATGGCGAGGCGCTGATCTTGTCCGAACCGGTGCCAGGGCTGGCGTCTGGATCCCATGCCGACACCCTGCAAGGTGGTGCCGACCTTGAAGATCTTGAAGTGTGGCGCTCCAG